CAGGAATCGGTGTATTTTATGCGCTGATGCAACATTATCGACCTTCCGGACGTGTGTTGGGTTGGATATGGGACCGTCTTTTCCCGAGTACCCAAAGACTCACTGACTTCAATTGTCGGTGTAGACAATTAAATCTCCCATGTAAATGTGACCACATGGTTGAGACTCGTTCTGTCCTATTGACTCCAGGCGTCACGAGGTTAACCGTCTCATTGGAAGTCTTGACGGAGATTCTTTCAGCGAATCCTGTCATCAAAGACAAATCCACAGACGAAGTCCGCAGTACTCTCTTGAGTACATCGCGTAGATTGCCATTCATCAATTTGAATAGGTATACTGCCATTAAGGCGATGATTCCGCAAACAGTTGAGTTTGGTACTGTAGTCGTCATGAACCAAATGAGGAGAAACGTCAATGCGTTCCCTCAAAGTCCTGATCTAGCTGGTAGGTCAGGCTCTTTCTCCGTCTAGGCACCCGCTGGTGGTGTGGAGGGATATCATGTATGGATATCGGTATGGTGAAGTAAAGATGCCAGAGATTGGCCCTGAGTCTCAAGCAAAAATAGTCCCAACCGAGTTCAGACCTCCGCCCACCTACCGCCCTGCAGTCCAAGTAAGTCTTGGATGTCATGTCGAAGGTGTCGCCCAACCACACGTCGACCCCGGTCATCCTTTGACTGTGGAGGCGGGTGCCAGAAAGAGAGCGTTGTGTAAACCGCCCATTCCAGCTAAAGACCTATTACAAGAACTCAAGGAGTTCACCCTTAAATTTGCTAAGGATAATTTCTCAAAATTGTCTTTTGATTCTGACACGTCAGTCGTTGCTTGGCTCGCAAAGACTAACTATCCTGAATCAAGACGAAAGGAATTGCTGCAGATTTATTTGGAGTCGGATGGTGTTTTACGAAAAAGAGACAAATGTGTCAAATCTTTCGTTAAGGCAGAAACATATCCAGACTATAAACATGCTAGGCTGATCAATTCAAGATCAGACTTGTTCAAGTGTCACGTTGGACCAATCTTTAAGTTGATTGAAGAACAAGTGTTTAAACACCCAGCTTTCATAAAGAAGATTCCTGTTGCGGATAGGCCCAAGTATATCTTGGAATTGTTGCAACGAGTCGGTGCGGATTACTGTGCAGGTGATTTCACGGCTTTTGAATCTCACTTTGTTCCTGAAATTTTCGAAGCGATCGAATTTCAATTATATGATTACATGACATCAGATTTACCGGAACATGATTATTTCATGGGTCTGATGAGGGACGTAATCGCTGGTATGAATGTGTGCCAGCACAAATTCTTTGATCTTTTTGTTGAAGCAAAGAGGATGTCGGGAGAAATGAACACTTCTCTCGGCAATGGCTTTACAAATTTAATACTCATTTTGTTTCTGTACAGCAAATTGAATCAACC